TGCAATAGGAAAACAATGGATAAGGAGATATGCATTGGCCCTCTCTAAGGAGGTTTTAGGGCAGGTCAGGGGCAAGTTTGGTTCGATACCTATACCGGGAGAGAGCGTGACATTGAATTCTGGAGAACTTCTTGGTCAGGCAAAGTCTGAACAAGGAGAACTAAAAGAAGAACTTAAAACAATTCTTGATGAAATGACATACAGGGCCTTGGCCGAGAAAGATGCCGCCATGATGGCCGCAACCAGCCAAGTGCTTGAAGATGTTCCGTTATTAATTTATCAAGGTTAGGGGTGTGACAGATGAGCAATAAATGGAACCAACCGTCAGCACCTCCTCCTCCGTTGTTTCTCGGAAAGAAAGAGAGAGACCTTGTAAAGCAGGTAAACGATGAGCTTATTGAAAGAGTAATAGGCCAAACTATAGTTTACTATCCAGTCGACATCGAGAGAACAAACTATCATGATCTTTATGGAGAGGCAATTGAAAAAAACTTCTTACCTCCGGTACGAGTATATGCTTTAGTTTCCTGGGAAGGAATGGAGACAAGCAATAATGATGCACGGGGGCTAGACAAGGCTTCTTCTATTTCAATACATTTTCACAAAAGACGGCTGGCAGAAGATCAAGATCTTTATGTTAGAGAGGGTGATTTTGTATTATACGGAGATATATACTATGAGATAATGTCTTTGTCCGAACCGCGGCAGCTTTTTGGGCAAATAGAGCACAGGCTTGAGATAACAGCTAAGTGTAAGGTCGCAAGAGAGGGTCTTTTTGATGGGAGTTAAGAGTACTGTACTGGGCTATTCAGATCCGTCTGCACTAGAAGCAGAAGGAGCCTTAAGCGATGCTAATTTAAAAGAAATTTCCATCATGCCGGCGACACTTGAGACGATAGATGTTGCCCTGTATAAATGGCTCGATGAAGAGTTAGACCTCTTCTCAACAACAAACAAGGGATGGAAGAAAGTTCCAGTAGTTTGGGCAGGATCTGAAAGAGCACACCAAATAAAGAACGACAAAGAGCTACGAGACTCTAGTGGGGTCCTAAAGTTCCCCATGGTTACCGTGTCTAGGGAATCTGTTGTGAAAGACTCCAACTTTAAAGGCGTTGCCTGGGCTCACATCCCTCCGGTTAATGACGCAAAAGGGGGCGCCATAAATGTTGCAAGGAGAATAGGGCAGCTTAAAACATCTAATTTTAAGAATTCTTTTGCTAATCGTAAATTTAAGGATTATAACTTTCCAAATGATAAAAAATTGACAGTATACGAAACGATGTCGATGCCCGTCCCGACATATGTGACCTTGATGTACGACATTAAAATACGAGCAGAATACCAGCAACAAATTAATGAGATCTTGACTCCATTTATTGTCAGCACCGGTCAGATCGATAATTTCTTTATCAACAACGAAGGCCACAAATTTGAAGGCTTCATTCAAGGCCAATTTGGCCAAGGAAATAACATCACTTCTATGTCTGGCGATGAGAGAACATATGAGACTTCCATAAAGGCAAAAATTTTAGGATATTTGATAGGATCAGGTCCAAACGAAGAGCGTCCGAAAATTGCAATTAGGGAAAATGCTGTAACTCTTGTGCAAATGAGAGAGAGAGCGTCATTAGGGGAAAACGAGACAGAGCAAGGGAAAGATTTATTGAAAACATAGTCCCCGTCCATTAAATTGGGCATTATCCAATCTTGTTGTGGCTTTCGGAAAACAAAATACTATTTATTAAGAGAAAAGCATAGCGAATGCAGTTACATCTTTGAGGAGACAGCTAAATGGCAGTTAACAAGTTTACATTCATTTCACCCGGAATCTTTCTTAACGAGGTGGATGAGTCTCAAAACCCGATAGCTCCGGAGGTCATGGGGCCCATTATTATCGGAAGGACACAAAAAGGCCCCGCAATGAGACCCGTCAAGGTTAATTCCTATGAGGATTTTGTTTCGGTATTCGGCGATCCCGTACCAGGCGCCACGAATGGAGATGTTTGGCGTTCAGGGGTCAACACAGGCCCAACCTATGCCGGCTATGCAGCAAAAGCATGGCTTATGGCAGGTACCGCACCGGCAACTATAGTTCGTCTTTTGGGCGAAGATCATACCGATGCTAGCTCAACCACTTCTGGCTGGACAACGACAAACGACCCTAGCGCTTCTCTTGCAAAGAATGGCGGCGCATATGGATTGTTCGTCATTGATTCTGGATCCGCAACTAGTTTTTATACCGGTACTCTAGCCGCGATATGGTATCTAGATAGCGGCTCTATGATGGTTCTTTCTGGAACCCATCGTTCTGGCGCAATTGATAATTCTACCGCTACTCTACTCAGAACAGGCGCCGACTCCATGGTGTCCGCATCAGCCGGCTCCCTTGTTCTATCTCACGGGTCAAACAATAAGTTCCATGCGCAGCTTTATCATACTGACGGCGCAGGCTCTCACACGCTGGCAAAAGACTTTGGAAAATTCAACTTTGACAAGGACGACTCAAACCTTTATATAAGAAATGTGTTCAACACAACACCAAGCTTGGTGAATAGTGACATAACTGACACAGATAGCCTTTCTATGGGCGAAAATCGCTATTGGTTGGGAGAAAGCTTTGAACGCTCTGTCTTAGACAAAACGACTTCAACATCAAACCAATGGGGAGTTATTCTTCCATTGATGAGTGGCGGCCTAGGCGTTGGCTGGCATGATAGAAAGAATAGCTGGACAAATGCACAGACTGGCTGGTTCTTCTCACAAGACTTTGGCGTATACTCTGCGTATAAGGCGCCCAATACCTGTACAAAACTATTTAAATTCCATGCTCTGGATTATGGCTCATGGCCAAACGCAAATCTTAAGATTGCTATCGAGGACATAAGAGCGGCAACGACCCCAACATCTCCTTATGGTTCGTTCACAGTGGCGGTGTATCCGGCAAACGCATCTGATGCAACTGCAAAGAACGAAGCACTAGAGAGGTTTACAAGATGTAATCTTGATCCTAATTCTGCGGACTTTGTTGAGCAAAAGATTGGAAACAAGTATCTCACTTGGAGCGACAATAACAAAATCCATACAGAAATTGGTGAATACAACAATAAGTCAAAATATATTAGAATTGAAATGAATCCGATTGTAAAAGATAACGGACATAACAAATCTTCCCTTCCTTTTGGGTTCACCGGCCCGATTCGCTCTAAGGGATTCTCATACCTTAATAAACTTGATCCCAGAGAGAGCGCTGTCGCAACAATGACAATTACTGACGCCGGCCAGTGTCTCGCGGGCAGTACAATATCATTGATTACGACTGGCGCTGACACGGTTCTAATCACTGGTCACGCTAGCGATAACGCTATGACCACAACATCAGGCGCCTCGACGGATGGTACTTTTGATGCTAGCACTGCTTCAAACTCCTCTGCTGACAATATCGCCCAAGCCCTCGCCATCGCCACTTGTATCAATCTTCACGACGATTTTACTGCAACAGCCGCCGGCGCCGTAGTAACGATAAAACAGAACACTGTCGGTACCGGTGGGAATACGACTATTACTATAGACGACGGCACAAGTGCCGGCACCATCGCTGATTCGATGACTCTAGTAAGCTTCGCTGGTGGCGTTGATACTTCCCCAACCGGTTGTAGCGTATTGCACCCTAAATACCCCTACGGGTCGGATACGAATAAGGAGGCACTTCGCACAGCGGTTATACATACACTGGCATATGTCTCCGGCGCTTATGATTCTGCCCTCACTCTGAGAGGCGCAGGCTTCCTAGGTACATCTAATGTGATTTACGCTGGTAACCATCAGTTTAGCGGCTCTTGGGAATTCCCAGCAGTTGGCCTACGATCAAGTTCTGCTGATGGAGGTACCGACTTGGGCACAGATGCCTATTTTGGTGTACAAACCACGAGACAAGCTAGCTCGAACAAGCATGATGACGGGTATGGCGAATACAACATAGGATTGCCATTCGGTACCGCGGTCAATTCCGGAGGCGGTCGATTTGACACGCTCACAGGGCCGCCTTCCAATGCTGAATATCAGTGGGTGTTCTCGCTTGACGATATCGTCGGCGCCACGGCGCCTTACATTCACTCGTCTGGTTCCCGACGCGGAAACCGCTCTTTGACTGCTGTCAATGATGATTATACGGCTGTTCTAACTGAGGGCCTCACTAGATACTGGGCGCCCATGTATGGCGGCCATGACGGCATAGACATTAAAGAGTCAGAGCCTTTCCGCAACTCAAGATGGTCAGCTTCGACTACCAATCTTTCCGATGCGGCATTCAATAGTGTCCAAAGAGCCGTACACACAATTGAAGATCCGGAGTCAGTTGAATGTAACATCATTACTGCGCCCGGTATCACAAATACAGCGCTGACAGACTTGGTGATGAACACATGCCAAAACAGAGCAGACGCTCTGGCAATCATTGACATCCCGGATGTATTCAAGCCAGATACAGAGAATACTCAAAGCTATTCTAACAGATTGGGGAGCGTAACCACGGCCGTTAGCGGTATGCAGACTCGCGACATCAACAACAGCTATGCTTGTACTTACTATCCATGGGTTCAGATAAAAGACACTAAAGAGAATAGACTTCTTCATGTGCCGCCATCTGTTATTGCTCTTGGCACTTTTGCAAGCTCAGAGGCGGTTTCCGAACTATGGTTCGCCCCAGCCGGCTTTACCCGCGGCGGACTAACTAACGGCGCAGCAGGATTGCCCGTAACTGGTGTCACCGAAAGGCTGACATCCAAGAAGAGAGATGACCTCTATGAGAACAACATCAACCCGATTGCTAAGTTCCCAGCAGAAGGCATTGTAATCTTCGGACAGAAGACACTACAACAGACTTCATCTGCCTTGGATCGAATTAATGTTCGTAGGCTCATGATTTATGTCAAGAAAGAGATTTCTAGAATTGCAGCAACGATCTTGTTTGACCAGAATGTTTCCGTAACTTGGAGCAGGTTTACCGGTGAAGTTGAGCCATTCCTTTCTGATGTCCGCGCCCGACTGGGACTGACTGACTTTAAGGTAGTCCTTGATGAGACCACGACGACACCAGATTTGGTTGATCGCAACATCATGTATGCCAAGATCTATCTCAAGCCTGCTAGGGCAATTGAGTACATAGCAGTTGATTTCATTATCACCAGAACCGGTGCCGCCTTCGAGGACTAATCAAATAATGAGGAACTTTTTACCTATTGTCACTATTTATTAGAGAAGTAGGAATTTTATAGGAGAAATAAATAAATGGGATTTTGGACTGAATCAGTAGGGAAAGACCCAAAGAGACAATATAGGTTTATTGCGCAATTTAGCGGCTTGGGAGGAGATTGTTCTTGGATGGTCAAGAACATCGACAAACCAAGCGTATCTCTTAGCGAGGCTTCTCACGAATATCTAAACCACACATTTTACTATCCTGGCCGAGTGACATGGAACTCAGTATCTGTAACGCTGGTTGATCCGGTCGAGCCAGATGCTACTGCAACTATGATGAATGCTATGTTTGATGCCGGATATAAAATTCCAAAAGGCTATGTTAACGAGGACGACCTTTCGACTGTCTCAAAGTCAAGCGCAACAAGCGTGTTGGGAGAGGTAGTGATTCGCCAAATAGACTCAGATGGAGAAGACATCGAAGTTTGGAAACTTCGTAATGCTTGGATAAAGAGCGTCACGCTCAGTGGTCTGGACTATTCTGGAGATTCTCTATCTGAAGTAACTATGGAGCTTAGATACGACTTTG